TCTGGCATGGGTAAATCTCAAATGGTCAGAGAGCTGGAACATTACTTGCTCAATGCAACTGATGAGAACATAGGTATCTTAGCTTTGGAGGAGAGCGTAAAGAATACTACGCTAGGTGTTATGTCCATTGAAGCTAACAAACCATTGCACCTCAACATGCAAGATGTAGATGACAGTGAGCTTAAAGGTTACTGGGATAAGACTATGGGCAAAGGTCGTGTGTTTATGTATGACCACTTCGGTAGTACCAGTGAGGATAACTTACTCTCTAAGGTACGCTACCTAGCTAAAGGTTTGGATTGTAAGTGGATTGTACTGGACCACCTGTCTATCGTAGTCAGTGACCAAGAGGTACTTGATGAGCGTAAAGCTATTGACAGTATCATGACTAAGTTACGACAGCTCGTACAGGAAACAGGCATAGGCTTATTCCTTGTTTCTCATTTACGTAGACCCATGGGTAAGGGTCACGAAGAAGGTGGCAAAATAAGCCTCTCAGAGCTTCGTGGTTCAGCCAGTATTGCACAGCTCTCCGACATGGTGATTGGTTTAGAGAGAAATCAACAAGCTGATGACCCTATTGTCCGTAACACGACTACACTTAGAGTCTTAAAGAACAGGTTTAGTGGACTCACTGGTCCTGCATGTGCCTTGCATTATGACAAAGAAACTGGTAGAATGAAGGAAACAGATTCAGTGGGAGAATTTTAATCATGAAACAAATTATACTAGACATAGAAGCTAATGGTCTTAGACCTGACACTATATGGTGTATAGTTGCAAAGGAGGTAGAGTATGGAACTACTAATGTATTTATTGGCGAAGATATTTTTGAGTTTGCTGATTGGGTACGCCTTAATGGTGTTACTCATATTTGCGGGCATAATATTATTGGATATGATTTACCCGTACTGGAAAGACTTACGGGATTCAAATGGCAAGGAGCTGTTCAAGATACGTTAGTCATGTCCAGACTTGGTCATCCTAATAGAGAAGCAGGTCATTCATTAGAGTCATGGGGTAATCGTCTTGGCTTTAGTAAAGGTGACCACTCTGAATGGGGTGAGTTCTCTTGGGATATGGTTGAGTATTGTAAGCGTGATGTAGAGTTGACCGAGAAGGTGTACGAAACATTAAGCAAGGAACTCTCAAGCTTTAGAGAGGAGAGTATCCAGCTTGAGCATGACGTGGCTCGTATCATAACTGAACAGATAGCTAATGGTTGGACTATCAATGAGCGTGAAGCTAACCTGTTACTCGGTGAGTTGAGAGAGAAGCTACATAATGTAGAGGTTGATGTGCGTAATACATTCAAGCCACTACCTGTGTGGATAGACTTACAACATCCCGGTGACAAGTGGTACAACAAGGATGGTAGTACGTCCAAGCGTGCACAAGCACAGCTAGATAAGGGTGCTCATTACAAACACCAGAACACAGACAACAGTTGGGGTTATAATATATTCCCTGACTTTAACCTTGGCTCTCGTCAACAGATATCTAGGTACCTTCAACACTTTGGTTGGAAGCCTAATGACTTTACAGAGAAAGGTAATGTCATTGTTAATGAGCGTGTACTCAATGAGGTAGACTTACCACAGGCTAAACAGATAGCCAAGTACCTTATGTTACAGAAACGTGTAGCACAGGTGCAGAGTTGGGTAGATGCAATCGAGATTGATGGTAGAGTACGTGGCTATGTCAATCCTATCGGTGCTGTGACTGGTCGCATGACGCATGCTAGACCTAACTTAGCACAGGTACCTGCATCTTATTCACCTTATGGTACTGAGTGTCGTAAGCTATGGACCGTAGAACATGGCAACTTCCTAGTAGGTATGGATGCCAGTGGTCTTGAGTTACGTATGCTCGCCCACTATATGAATGACCCTGCCTATACTCGTGAGGTATTAGATGGTGACATTCATACTACTAACCAAAAGTCTGCTGGTCTACCTACTCGTGACCAAGCCAAAACTTTCATCTATGCTTTCCTATATGGTGCAGGTGATGAGAAGATTGGTAGCATTGTAGGTGGTAGCTCTAAGGCAGGAAAGGAAGTAAAGAAAAAGTTCCTTGATAACACACCTGCTCTCAAGTCTTTACGTGAGCGTGTAGCGACAGCATCCAAGCGTGGCTACCTCATAGGCTTAGATGGTAGGCGTATATGGGTAAGGTCTGAGCACTCTGCTCTTAACACTTTACTCCAAGGTGCAGGTGCTATTGTCATGAAGAAGGCTTTAGTATTCCTAGACAATCAAGCTAAAGCTAAAGGTATTAAGTATAAGATTGTTGGTAACATACATGACGAGATACAAACAGAAGTTCTTGACATGGATTCTCGTGCCTTTGGTCAGATAGCTGTTGATAGTATACGACTAGCAGGATTTGAGTTTAACCTTAACTGTCCACTGGATGGTGAATACAAGATAGGAGAAACGTGGAATGAAACGCACTAACTTTACATGTGACAACGTAAACCCTAGCCATTACAGGCAAGGAAAGATAGAAGTAATAGACTTCATACTGGACCAGAAGATGGACTACCTAACTGCATCAGCTATGAAGTATATATGTAGACATGCTCACAAGCATGGAGAAGGAGGAGATGGACAGATAGATGACCTCCGTAAAGCAAGATGGTTTATTGAGAAACTAATAGACCATAAACTGGGAGAAAGAAATGAGCAAGATTGATAACTTAGTTCAAGATATATACGACCTAGCTGAAACAAAGAGTCACCCTGCTAGGGTACCTGCTGAACAAATCTTTAAAGACTTTGGTTCCAACATGGAATCAATCCTTAGAGATTGGCTATACCCTAAGGACTTTAGTGGTGGCACATTAAGGATGTCTAACATTGGACACCCTGATAGAAAGCTATGGTATAAACACAGGAAAGATAAGTACAAAGGTGAGCGATTAAAAGCTCACACTTTAATCAAGTTTCTTTATGGTCACTTGATTGAAGAGATGATACTAGCTTTGGTCAAACTCTCTGGTCATGATGTAACAGATGAACAGAAGAGAGTAGAGCTTGAAGGTATCAAGGGTTCAATGGACTGTAAGATTGATGGTCTATTGTGTGATGTAAAGTCTACATCAACCTATGGCTTCAAGAAATTCAAAGAGAACAGTCTGCAATATGATGACCCCTTTGGATACATAGACCAAATCAGTGGCTATGGTCAGGCTGAGGGTGCTGATGAAGCATGCTTCCTAGCCATGGATAAATCAAACGGACACCTAGCTGTAACAAAGGTGGACCTGTTAGATAAAGATGTAGTAAAAAGAATCAAGCATGTCAAAGGGATGATAGAATCAGATACAATTCCTGAACCATGTTATGACCTAGTTGCTGATGGTAAATCAGGCAACATGAAACTGCCTATAGGATGTTCTTATTGTGAGTTTAAGAAACATTGTTACCCTAACATGAGAGTCTTTGCCTATTCAACTGGTCCAAGATTCTTAGCTGTAGTCAACGTAGAACCTAAAGTAATGGAGATTAGAAATTATGAGTAAAGAATATAAATTAATAGTAGCAGATGTGCGTAGCTTTGAACCCCAAGTAAACAGAGCTTTGGACATGGGATGGGAACTACAAGGCATTCCTTTTTATGATGGCTCTAGGTTTATACAAGCTATGATTAAAGAGAAGTCTAAGAAGAAGGATAAATAATGGAGTGGAGATACAGAGGGATGATGGACAAGGATGGTGTGTGTACTATACGAGAGGTTTTCTATGAGCCTGATGGTACAATCAGTAGCTTTGCTGTCGACCCTACTGTACCCACAGGTGACAGTCCAGATGAGTTAGTATCTAGTATGGCTCTGATGTTGGAAAGTCTACAACAACCCTTCTTACTTGAAGGAGATTTTATACCGGAAGGAGATGGTGAACTTGAGTTTACTTTTATAAGAGAAGATGAAAACAAATACCATTAAATATAGGAACAAGTTTGAAGCCGGTGTTGGTGATAAGCTAACTGGTTGGAACTATGAACCTTACCACATACCATACATAACAAAGCGTAAGTACACACCTGATTTTACTAAGGGTAATATATTAGTAGAGTGTAAAGGATTCTTTAGAGTAGGCGACACACAAAAGTATAAAGCTATTCGAGATTCTTTACATTCACAGGAGCTTGTGTTTGTTTTGACCAATGCTAACAAGAAAGTTAGGAAGGGTTCCAAGATTACTATGGGTGAGTGGTGTGAGAAAGAAGGGTTCAAGTGGTTCACAACAGATACATTGAAGGAGCTAAAGCGTTATGGCACTACTGCTAAATGAACTTAAAGAAAAGATAACCCAAGAGTTTGATGTCTGTCTGCTCTGTGACTTCTTAGATATAGAACCTGAGGAACTGATAGAAAGATTTGACGACAAGCTTATTGATAACTTACATAAATTTAAAGGAATAGAGGATGAATAAATTACCAACTGATTACCAAAACTTTATTGCTCTTAGCAGGTACGCAAGGTGGCTACCTGAAAAGAAACGTAGAGAAACATGGAAGGAAACAGTAGCACGCTACTTTGATTTCATGGAGGTACATCTGAAAGAGAACACTAACCAAGAGTTAGTACCTAAGACTCGTAAGATTCTTGAGGAAGCTGTGCTTAACTTAGATGTTATGCCTAGCATGAGAGCACTAATGACAGCAGGTCCAGCCTTAGCTAAGAACCACATAGCAGGATACAACTGTGCCTACCTAAGTGTTGACCACCCTAAAGCATTTGATGAATGTCTATTCGTTCTTATGCATGGTACTGGTGTTGGCTTTAGTGTAGAGCGACAGCAAGTAAACAAACTACCTGAGGTACCAGAGGAGCTAGTAGATGTAGAAGATGTCATCGTAGTACAGGATAGTAAGGAAGGATGGCAGTCTGCATTCCGTAAACTTATTACCTATCTCTATGATGGTGAGATGCCTAAGTGGGATTTTTCTAAGGTAAGACCTAAGGGTGCTAGACTATCTACCTTTGGTGGTAGAGCATCAGGACCTGAACCATTACTAGACTTGTTTAACTTCTCTACTAATCTATTTAAAGATGCAGTAGGTCGTAAGCTAA